CACGCTTACGTTAGAGGATCGGAATTTTGTCCTAAACGATCTAATAGGCGAACAGGATATGTTGAAGGAGCACCTTTCACAAAACTTAAGGACTTAAATCCCACTTCACGGGATCATATTTCATGGATTCTACAAACACATTATGGTTGGATTCCGTCATTAATGACCTTGACAGGAAAACCCGTAATAAACGAAACAGTATTAAAAGAGATTGGGACGGATATTGCTCTTCAATTTCTGAAACTACTGGATCTGACGAAGCAGTTAGGAATGATATCAGAAGGCGTCAACGCATGGCAGAAGCTTGTTACGACGTCTAGTAGGATACATCATCACTGTTCCGTAGCAACTAATACATTTAGATGCGCCCATCGTAAACCAAATTTAGCCCAAGTGCCCTCAGATGAAAGATTTAGACAATTATTTATTGCGTCGGACAACCATGTTCTGGTTGCTGCCGATCTTAGCGGTATTGAGCTCAGGATGCTTGCCCACTATCTCGCCCGATATGATAGAGGACGCTATGCCGAAATCCTCCTTACCGGAGATATCCACGCCACAAATGCCGAGCGTATCGGGATCACCAGAAGCCAAGTAAAAACGGTCACATATGCCTTTCTTTATGGGGCGGGTGATAAAAAAATTGGAACATCCTATGATAAGCAACTATCTGATGAACAGGCTACCAAGAAAGGTAGAGAGATTAGGAAAGCATACGTTGATGCCATTCCAGGTCTTAAAGAACTCTTGGAAGCTGTACACAAAGCTAGTGAGAAGGGTTATGTCTTCGGGATTGACAGAAGACGAATTAAAGTTGACTCGAAACATAAGTCACTCAACTACCTCTTACAATCATCAGCCGCCTCAATCGCAAAACGATGGATGGTTCTAACTGATGAATATTTACCACAAACTGCTCACCAACTTGCATTCGTTCATGATGAACTACAATTTGAATGCAAAAAGGAAGAAGCAGAGGATTTAAAATTCCTACTAGAACTCACAGCTGCACAGGCTGGGGAGTATTACAATATGAGATGTCCTGTAGCGGCTGAATCGAAATCAGGAGCTAATTGGGCAGAAACACACTAACCACCTATGAAATTATTAATTGATGCAGACTTCATCGTATACAAGTCGTGTGCTGCGGCAGAAACTGAACTTGATTTTGGTGATGATGTTATTCTTGTCACTAGTAACTTCAGTGACGCTTATAACGCAGCACAAAGAGAACTTACCAAGATTAGAAACAAATTTGGGTCATTCTCTGATATAATCCTATTCTTTTCAGACACTGTAAATTTTAGGAAAAAAATTCTGCCCGAATATAAAGGGCATCGTAATCGTAAGAAGCCTTGCGGTTACAAGCGTGTTATCAATCAACTCAAGACTGAGTATGAAGTAATCATTATGCCTGAATTAGAAGCAGATGATTCGATGGGTATATACGCTACGCAAAACCCAGGTAATATTATAGTAAGTCCTGATAAGGATATGAAACAAATACCTGGGAAACTATACAACATGGATGAAAGCTTCACAATCACTAAGGAAGAAGGAGCAGCTTGGCACTTATCTCAGTGTCTTTCTGGAGATCAAACTGATGGATATGGTGGAGTCCCTGGAATCGGAGTTAAGCGAGCAGAAGCTTTGTTTAATAAAGAGGGATACACCTGGAAAACAGTTGTAAAAGCCTTTAAAGATAAAGGATTAGATGAATATGATGCTATAACAAATGCAAGGCTTGCTCGTATATTAACTGTAGATGACTATGACTTCACAAAAAACGAACCCATCTTATGGACCCCCGCCTCCAATTACAGAGTTAACTATGGAGCAAGATCTAAAGATGAGAGTACTTGAGGATAAGTTAAATGAAGCTTATCATGAACATCAAAAAGAAATCATTACGCTATTCCTAGCTTTACAGAAACAAAATTTTGTACTAGGAAATTCACTGAAAAATTTAATCACCCAATGGCCAAATGAAGAAATCATTTTTATCGGAACAAGCAAAGGAATTCCGATCTAAATATGGTATAAAGAATTCTATATCTAGATCAGCGAGAGCAAAACAAAAAGACCTAATAGTAGAGGAGTTTAAAGAATTCCTAGATGCTGATGGGGAAATGTGGCATGTAGGTAGTCCTCCAAAAGAGCATTGCCTAAAGGAACTAGCTGATTTAGTTTATGTGTGCTATCAATATGCAGAAAATCAACAATGGTTTTTAGATGAAGCATTAGATAGAGTACATAAAAGTAATATGTCCAAACTCGATGAGGACGGTAAACCAATATATCGAGATGATGGAAAGGTTTTAAAAGGACCAAATTATCAACCACCAGATCTATCGGATTTATTTTGAAATGACTGCAGAACTTATATCTCGCACAGGGCGGGTCCAATCATGGTTGGATAATCCTGAATCTCGTCTTCCAGTGAGCTGTACGGTATTTGTCGTCGAAGACTCAATGGAGGGGGAAAATGGCATCGAGGCATCGTGGAGATATGTATCCCATGGACTCAGATTTGGCGCAGGAGTTGCGGTCCATCTATCAAAGCTCAGACCCAAAGGAGCTGAAAATGGAAAAGGTCTTACTGCTTCTGGACCAGTATCCTTCGGAAAAATCTATTCAACCTTAAATGAAACACTTAGAAGAGGCGGGATCTATAAAAATGGTGCTGTTGTATTGCATCTTGATCTTGACCATGCCGATATCCTTGATTTTATTAACGCACCAAGAGAAGAACTCGCCTGGGTCAAAAGGTGCGTGGACATTGATACGGCAAAATGGCAAAGCACGGATAATAAGGTAAAAGATGCCTTATTACACGGCATTAAGTCAGGAGATATCTGGCTAAATAAAATAAAATACCAAAATGGAGAAAGAATCTATGGGAACGTCTGTCTTGAAGTTTACTTGCCCTCACGAGGAACTTGCTTGTTACAGCATGTCAATCTCGCTGCCTGTAGTGCAGGAGACCTCGAGCAGGGTTTCGTTGAAGGTATGCAACAACTGTGCAAGCTCCATAGTCGGACAGGTGTTGGAGCAACTGGAGAATACTTGCCAGATACTATCGACAGGCAAGTTGGCCTCGGAGTACTTGGACTCTCGAACTTCCTACGTCGGCAAGGCATAACTTACGATCAGTGGGGAAGAGCTTTAGGAGTAGTTAATAGTGGAGGAGCTGTAATAACAGAAGCTGAACACCTTGCAAATATATTTAAGAATGCTATTAATGCTGCCGCAGAGGTGGCTCGCTCTCATGATATGGTTCGAGCCTTTGCTATCGCACCAACTGCCTCATGCAGCTATAGAAGCCAGGATTTGGATGGCTTTACGAGCACACCCGAAATTGCACCCCCAATTGCTCGCTCTGTGGACAGAGATTCTGGGACCTTTGGAGTGCAAACCTATGAATACGGACAAGTAGAGATAGCTAGTGAAGTAGGCTGGGAAGCTTACAAGAGAGTAGCAGATGAGACGATGATAATGTTTAATAACACAGGACTTCTTCACGGATACAGCTTTAACTCATGGAGTGATGTTGTAACCTACGATAGGCAATTCGTAGAAGAGTGGTTAATATCACCCCAAACCTCCTTATACTACAGCCTGCAAGTGATGGGAGACGTACAGGATAAGACAGATGCGTATGCAGCATTAGATCAAGCTGATGTCGATGATTACTTAAAGGATATTCTCGGTGAACCCGAGCCAATAACCTGCGATTGTCAAGAGTAATGAAAAAAGACCCTTATACTAAATTATTTGAAAGAAAAAGAACATGGACACCCGTCCAACCCACCAAAGGAGAGGTGAAATACGGTGCTGAAGAAACCATCAAACGTGCGCTCGCAATACGTCATATGGAGCTACCAGTTGGAGAATTTATTCAAGAAGGACTTGAAAAAGAGGTACCCCACAACGCTAGGGTACTTCTTGAGTCAAACGTTAAAGACGAGATTAAACATGATCTTGCATTGGGTTACATCGTTAATGCCCACGGTGCAGACGAACAATCTGAATTAGAAGCAATGAGGTTAAGAGATGCTTGGATTGCACACCCTGACCATACAATTACAAAAGCTCTCGTTGCAGAACGAGCTGTATTTTTTGTTTTACTTCCTTTCTTTCGGTTTACTGGTGATCCTGCTCTCAGAACAGTATCAGCTGATATCTCCAGAGATGAACAAATCCACGTTGCTACGAATAGCCTTGTTTGTACTGAGCTGGGTCTTTCCCATAGCAATTCTCTGGATAAACTTAGAAAAGCTACCATTAACTGGATTTTCCAGCCTTTAGGTATAAATACTACCGATAAATATTTGGACAAAAATTTTTGGGCAGATACAAGTGACCGATTAATGTATGAGGGTAAAGCACCCGAACTTTCTTCCACCAAATCTGCCCGTATGCCCGCATTTTTTGAACATGCAAACACAAATCTACCAAAGTACGCTTAAGCTACATAACGAAAGATTAGATTCGCTAGTGGATGATCTTGAAACGAAATTCCCTAGCGAACCCGTCCACCCAAAAGAAGAAATCACATCTATCATGTATAAAGCTGGACAAGCTAGCGTGGTAGCATATGTAAAACAAATACTAGACGAATAAAATGTGTCTATTTAGATCAGAAACTAAAACCACAGCTGGAGCACCTGCTATAGCACCAAGACAAGATCAAGATACAGCAATGTTAAAACCTACTGATGTTTCACAACCAGAAGAGGTTAAGATTGAGTATGGCAGCAGTAATAAAAAAGGCAGCACAGCTGAAGGCCAAAGAGTAGGAACAGATGCACTAAGAATACCTATTAATGAAGGTGCTTCTGGTGGATCAGAAACAGGAGGATTCAATGTATAAGGCCAAGCAAAGATACGCACAACTATCATCAGGACGATCACAGTTCCTTGATACAGCAGTTGAGTGTTCAGAACTTACCTTGCCTTATCTAGTACAACAAGATACAAGTAGTAAACTTGGTAAGCATGACTTACTACAGCCATGGCAATCCGTTGGAGCTAAAGCAGTAGTAACTCTTAGTGCTAAACTCATGCTTGCAATGCTA